CGGCTTCGTTACCGGCCGCCTGCGCATCCGGCACGATAGCGTCCGCTATGCCGCCAGAAATCCCGGCGGCTGTGGGCACAATCTGGACATATGCCGCCGCTAATTCAGTCGCCATGCTTTTTACCTCTTATAATTCTTGCCCTTGCCGCTTCAAAATCCGCTATCGTTTTGAAACCTTTACAGGTCTTGCTGTCCCCTGCCTGCGGTATGCCCATGATGACGTTAAGCAGTCTGTCAGGCGGGTCTGACGGATTATTCACTGCGGCTTCGGTTTTTGTCCACTTGATATAGTTTGCGCTGTCGGCAATATGCGCCAACAGCATCTGATTCACAGGCACCTTAAGTCCTGCCATGATCATTTTGATGCGTGAATCGTCCCTCAGACCAAAAGCAAGGGCCGCCACCGTCTTAACCGGAAGCGACCCTAAGTCATAAATATGGTATGTCTCTGCAAAATCGCATAGCAGAGCATCCTCATCTGTCCTGAGCATCTGGCTGAGGATTAGGAGTTTTTTATTTCTTTGGATTTTTCGGATGCAACACGCATGATTTCCGTTACGACAGGAGCAATCGCTTCCGCCGTCACAAAACCATCCTCATCCCGAACAAAGTCATAAAGCGCCTTTTTGCCGGTCTTTCCGAGCATCTTCTCGCAGAGCTTCGGCATTAAAAGCGGATTCGCATCGACCTCTCCGAGCATTTCCAGAAATTCCATATCCTGAATCACTCTGACATCGATGGTAAAATCAAACCCCGATTCCGTTTTTCCGATAACCTTTGTATCCCTCATTCAGTCCTTATTCCTCTTTCCTGTAGATGTATTCGATGTGAGTAACCTTTGTGCCGTCGATGGTTGTAGACAGCGCCGCAATGGTCAGAGCATAGCCGACAGCTGCGGAATCACTGTAGGTGATTTCACCGACAGCTGTAATCTTGCCGTCCGGGATGACAACACGCTTCAGGGCGCCGTCCCTCATGATCATATCGACAACGTAGACGAACTCTTCATAGTCGTCTGCTGTTGCGTTAACTGTGATGCCGTCCGCCAGGGTGCCGGTCACATTGGAAGTACCGTAAACGGTCGCAAGGACGTCAGGATTGAGCGTCTCAATCAGAGCAACGTTCCATGTATCGTTCTTCGCCGTCATCACGTTCAGCACAGGGTCTCCGCCCCATGCCTTAATATCGCTGGATTCGCCGGAATTGGTATTCCTGAGTCCGTCTTCGGAACAGTATCCAAGTGATGTAAAAGCACTGCCCAGAGCGGTATCCGCATCGGTGGGCAGTGTAGTCCCAAGAGGCGCGCGGTAAATCGCACCGCCTACAGCCGGTTTTCCTGCTGTTACGTTGGTAACTGTATTTGACATATCAGCCTCCGTAATAATAAATATCGTAAACCGCCTGATAGCGGTATCTCTTTGTTGACGTGTCTGTAAAGTTGTAATTCGATGCCAGCCGTGCCGATGCTATGCTGTCAAGCGTGACGGCCTGTTCCATTGCCTGCCTGACGGATTCGTCCAGAAGCGCCGCATTATACAGGCACTGTGTCGAGTAAGATTTAAGGGCGAACGAAGCAAAATCAATCTGATTCGTTTTTGAGCCTGCAATCCTCTCGACCAGAACAAATTCTGTCGGCAGTTCTTCATCCGGCACCGATGGCATTTCTAAAAAAACAGGGACGCCCGAAAGCGTCCCCTCTAAGTATTCTTTGATTATGATCTCAATCATGACCGTATGACCTTTTCCAGAGTGTTGTTGTCAAGGTTGTCCTGATAGGCTTCTTTTGATGCAGGATAGATATTTGCGTAAGCACGTCTTTGTCCGACCTTGACGGAATACTCATATCCACCGCCGGCCTGTCCCGCTTTTGATGACGCCAATTCCGATAACAGCGCCTGCATTTCATCGCTCTTAAGCAATTCCTGCACGCCTTCGCTGTTGAGTTTGATCTCGACATTAGTCATAGCGTTCCACCATTACCTTTTTGTTCCAACTGAGCGGAATCAGGTCTTCGATGCCCTGCACCGGTTCGGCAATCGTATGGAAATCCTTGCCAAAGAATGAAACCTTGCGGTCCGTCCATACGTGCGTATCGCCTTTCGGGATTCCAAGCAGATACACTATCTTTTTGCCTGTCAGATTCAGAGTATCGATGACTTCCTGTGTCGTTGGCTGTCCGATAATGACATTCTCGACAGTGACGGGAGATTCGGTGTAAATGGGAACCCCGAACGGGTCGCACTGACCGCTATTTACTTTTTCGTAGAGTGTTACTGGCACTCCGTGTGGTTTCCGTCCCATAAGTCCATAACTCCATATCTCTGCCGTTTAAGTCCAAGCCGTTTCAGGTCATTTCTCATGATTGCGCCTGCTATGCCGCCGCCTGGAATCGCATACGTGCCCGACCATGTATACCCAAGCGCTGTCTGTGATTCCTGTGACATCGGGTCTCCGTCCTGAGACTGCCGTAAAACCCTTATGATGATGTCCACCGTGACAAGTTTCACAACACTCCCGTATCCGTCGTTGTCCCATATCATATTGTCGAGATTCTTCCCGACTCTTTCCGCTTCAAAGCGAAGTGCATCGCAGACAAGCGGCAGGAGTGCGGTTATCCTATCCTGCTCCGCCTGTGTAAAGGTCTTGCCGGACAGGGCCGCAACGTCCGAAACTGTCGCGAAATTAGTAGCCATAGCATTTTCCTCGTTTATTCGTACTGATAGTAGCGCGCCAGATGCCCGCATTTCACGCGCGGGTCCATCCATATATCAAACCCCATGAACGAAGCGTTTTGACAAAAATAGAAGTCTTCCGACAGCGTATTTCCGTCAGCATCGGTAACATACTGGAAATATGGATAGTCGAGCGCCGTAAATACATAAGACCGCACAAGGGCGCAGGCAAAACCTCCACCCCTGATTTTGGTCTTTTCGTTTGGTAATTCTGGATAAAGATAGCTATCGTGATATGATTCAGCTCCGAACTTAATCATTGCCGTCATCTTTTCCGTCGTGTTCTTACGCGGGCATACACCCAGACATATATCCACATCCGTATCCAGCATCAGCGCAAGCGTATCCGGGGGAATGACCGTGTCTGAATCGACCATCAAAACATAATCAAATCCCTCTTCCTGCGCCAGACGCCCAATGCGGTTCCGTGCCCACGCGCAATCATAGCCTTTGACAAAATCAAAGTGCAAATCGTGCCCGGCTGAATCCAGATCATATATTGCCTTAAAGACCTCCGGCTGTATGTTTTCAAACGTCGGTACCGCTATCAGTATCTTCATTCAAACCTCTCAGACGTGTGTGCGGGTGATCTTCTGGAACGCATCGGTCTCAGCGATAAAGCCGATTTCGATTTCAGCGCGGACAGCGAACATATTGCGCTCCCACAGGTTGACGGCCTGATCAGAAATGGTCAGAGTAGCCTGATCGGAAATAGCGATGTTAACGCCCTCAACGACACCGTACTTAGCGTGTGTCCAGTCGCCGGCGAAGCCAAGGACATCGTCTTTAGCGGCTACATAGCCGGTAGAGCCGGAAGTGCCGGAAGCGGCATTGCCTGCGCCGTACAGACCGCGGCTGTAGTAAACGGGATTGCCGAGCAGTTTGGGGATATCGCCGTCAGCAATGGAGTTGATGAAGATAGGGCGCTTTACATCGTCAACAGCCTCAAGCATGACGCCGCGGGCCTGCGGAGACATGGCGTAGCCGTTAACAGCATAGCCGGCGATCGCGATGCCGGTATCTGCAGCTACCAGAGCCTTGTAGATGCCTCTGGAGGAGTTTGCGTCGATGCTCTGCGCGGTGCATCCTGTCAGGACGTCAAAGCCGGTGCCGGGAGCGGTGCCATTAAATACAGTGTTATCAAATTTCTTCGCCAGAGCGCCGGGAAGACGGCTGACAATGGCGTCATACAGACCGGCCATGTCCCTGCGGAACTGGTTGGAGAAGGGAACGATGACGGCCAGCGTGTAGCCCTTCATGTTCTTTGTGGTCAGATTGGGGTTAGAAACAGGCTTGACGTTGGTCTCATCTACCCAGCCTGCTTCGGGATCGCCGGAAATAACGGGAATAGTAAGGCCTCTGCCGGGAAGGTTGACCTTGCTGGCCAGTCTCATGATAGCGGATTCTTCCTGGACCTTCTGGATGATCTCAGCGGATACCTCTGCGGGAAGTGTAATATTTGTTCTGTTTGTGGAAATTCCAGACATTTTCATGCCTCCTTTTTAATTTTCAAAAATAGCAGTTGCAAAATCTGCGAACTGATCACGTGTTGTCGTTTTGCCGGCGTGTTCAGGGTTTCCGAGCGGAGAAGGCTGATTCAGCTTGACCGAATACGCGTTAAACTCTTCAACAAGTTTCTTTGCGTCGGCCTTCCACTCCTCTTCGTTTTCGCCCCGGAGACGCTCAGCTTGCTCTATGCTCAGGCCTGCGGCGTTTGCTATTCTCGTTTTGACCAGGTCGGCCCTGTATTTCTCACCCTCTGCAATTTTTGCGTCCTTTTCCGCGATCAGCTTTTCGGTGGATGCGGCGGCGGCTGTGAGCGTCTCAATCTGCTTGTTAAGGTCGGCAGTGAGCGTCTCGATTTCTTCCGGGCTTTTCCAGCCCTTCTCTTTCATTTCCGCTTCAAACTGTTCTGCATACTTCTCACGGTCTCTTTTGAGCCGTGCGCTGATAGCTGCGTCGAACGCTTCCTGAGTTTCGATAACTTTAAATTCTGACATTTGTCCTCTTTCCCCGCTTCAAGTCCGGGCGGTATCCGTAAAAATAGATATTAAAAAAGCGCCCTTGCGGGCACCTTAATAATGCACTTTTTGTACTCTCTTTTCCTTTGTCTCAGAGCATATCCAGTGTGCCAGTATCATGCTGTCCAGTAAGGCTATATCCGCACCGTCAAGCATGGATTGGTAGCCGAGTCCGCCGTTTGCGCCGATTTTCCGCCGTTCGCAGTTGGAAACCACCTGCGTTACCGCTGACTGGTGCATGTGAACGAATGTGCCCTTTTCCATAGCCATATCAAAGACGGAATTTGCCTTGATGACGTTGGCGACATTGATCGTCTCAACGTGCTTTACTTTTGCATCTTTGCAGGCGTCTAAAAGCACGTCCAGACCGTTCTTGCCGTCCAATACCGTCCTGCGGACGTCTGCTTTCCGCAGAAAATCCACAATCCAGCCGACGCCCTCACGGATCGGATGACACCCGATGCACTCGCAGAAGATTTTGTCCTCTTTGGTGCGGACCGCAATGGCAAGCACCGCGTTCTGGCCGTCAACACCGAACTTCACGCCTGCAAATAGCTGTCCTTTTAAGTCGGGCAGTGTATCTACCTGCAGGGCTTCCCATTCGTTTCGGCTGATAGCGGATTTCTGGTTGTATTTAATCCATAATCCAAGCCTCTGAATGTTGAAGTCCGTCTTATCGTCCCCGATTTCCGAACGTATCGTCCTCTCTTTGAGCACAGTGCCAAGCGACGGATTCGTTTCATACCATAAATCAACGTCATTCGGGTCCGACATCTCAGAGACGGACCATTCCGCCCATCCTGACGCGTATGATTCACCGTGCAGGACCTTTTTGCGGAAATTAGGGAATACCGTGCCAGCGCTGATTGCCGTCGGCGGTGTTCCAAACATGATTGTCTGAGGGTTGGCGCTGTCTGTAACGACATATTTTAGCGCCGTCTCCTGCTCTGGCGTATACTCCTGAGCCTCATCAATGATCAGCAGGTCATAACCTTCGCCGAGTCCGCCGGAGGATGTCCTTGTACGGAACTCGATAACGCCGTCTGTATCGGCGTACAAATGCTCTTTGCCGAACGCCTTGAAGGATGACGTGATATTAATGTCACACTTCGGACACAATCGGCTGAGCCTGTCCCAGATGGCATGCGCTGTTGACGCACGATGCGCTGTATATAGGATTCTCTCACTGTTCTTCAATCCGTACACGCATCTCGCAAGGGCCATTTCCGATTTGCCGTTGCGTCGGGAAACTGAATACCCGAATTTTTGGTGTACCCATAAGCCGTCATCGTCCACGGCCATGATGTCGTACGTGAGAGAAACCTGCCAGTCCAGAGCAACGTTAGGGCTTTTATTGTAAAGCTCTATCGCTTCCAGACCTTTGGTGGCTTTATAAGGGAGTATCACGGAAACCGTCGGGGATTGCCTCCCGACTCTCTCCATGTCTACTCCTTTCTGCTAACAGGGTCTTTGTTCCGCATCATCTGACACCTCCCTATAACTCATCCAGATTGTTCCATTTTCCTGCCGTATTTGACCATGTACGGGTCTTTTTAACCTCGTAGGTAATAACACACCCACAGCCGGGATGACGCTGAAACGCGCCGTCTGCGAGCGCTTCCGCATAGTTGTTCCAAGTGCCTTCCCTGTCCAGACACCACTGACAGGGGTCTTTTCCGTCATGAATACCTACATCGTCATAGCGCCGTGTAATCTTACATTCCAGGCCCATGTTGCCGACAGCTTCAGAGTTCTGGCGGATTGATTCGTCAACAGCGCCTAACACTTCTTTGGAAACCATGTTAGTCAGATAATCAATGCCCACCTCGCCGGCGTCCGACATAAGCAGGGCAATTTCCGAAGCAATCCCAACAGGATATTCAGGCGTCAGGATTCCGAGACCAAGCCCAGAATCATCAAGCAGGAAGCGCTGGACCTTCCGGCACAGCTTCGTAACATCATCAAATCCTGCCCGCATAACGACGTCCAGAACATCCGCAAAATCATCCGCTTCCAAATCTCCAAAGACGGCTTTTCCGACGGCTGTTCCTACGCCTTTGGCGTACTTATAGGCGTCATCCCATCCGCTTGGGTTCTTTGCTATCGTTCCAAGCGCCTTATCCTTACTTACTGCGGCCTTGTATATCCTGGCCGCTCTTTCCGTGTCTGCCATATCAAATACCTGTCAGCTCGTTCAACTTGTCTTCCGTGAAATAGTCAGGGAACGATGTCTGAATCTTCTGGACCGCATCGCCGATACCGGACAAACTCGATACATCCGGCTCAAAGATAGGCGCCCACTTGATAACAGTGTTATACAACTGATTCCGCTTGTATTCCTGCCCGTCACGGATGCAGGCCGCCAGGTATCCGGCATTGAGAAGGCCGACGCCAAAATCTCTCTGCGCTTTTCGTGCCATGAGCCTCAGTGTCTCATGACTCGCCTTAATCGCTTCGGAACTGGAAGGATTCTGCGACGGGAAGCCAAGGTCATCTAATGTCAGGCCGGTCTCACCTGCGAACATTCCAGCAAGTGCCTTTATCTGGTCCAGATGCGGCGTCATGCTCTGCTGGCTGAAAGAACCGACTGACGGCTTATCGCCGTTCTCATCCTTGTCAATCCGAAGCATTGCCGACATAGTTGCTTTCCACTTGTCCATCTCTTCGGCCTCCGGATCCATGCCGAGCACATACCGCTGAGGGTAGGAATAGAACTCCGCCGAGATCTCCGACCGCTTAACTGTCCTTGCGGCGCTGTCCTGCAGGTCCATGCAGGCGCGTGTTATCCTGCTGTGCCCAAACGGCCTCTTCGCGTCCGGCTTATAAATGACCGGTACCAGAAGAGGATACGGCGCAGGATGACGAAACACCCGCACAGGGCCGTCTTTCTCGTAGACCTCCGTAACATGAGGACGGAAATACGCCTCGACTAACGGTTTCTTGTTATCATCTACATCCAGAACCGCATAGCCCTCTTTGAGCATGTTGGTGATGGGATCAATGATGCCTGTCGCGTTCCTGGCGTCAATGGCCTGCATGAGCGGGAAGCCATCTTCGCCCTGTGTGATATAGATAAAGCTGCACGAACAAATCAGCGCGCCCAGAATAACCGAATCAATAAGCACGTCCTGATTGTTCATCTGCAGAATATTCCGGATGTTATACGCATCATTAGCCACGCTTCCGAACACAAGCCGGTCCGCAAGGGAATCCACGGCCTTACCGCACCATCCAAGAGAGTATGTCATCCACCGAAGCTGCGGAGGCGTAGAAATCTTCATATCTTCCGCGTAGTGCTTCATCTCATAAAACCTATATCTTTTATCAATCCTTGCCCGCTTGCCGGACAGCTTATTCCGTAAATAATCGATGCCTTTGTAGTCTGACATGTCTTAACCTCTCAGGTTGTAGGTGTACCGTGTGTTTTTCTGTGCA